TCCATAGTGCGTACTGTATTTCCTACTACAGTTGGAACAGCAAGAACGTCTGCACCAACACCTGCAGTAGAAGCGAGAGTCATATCAAAAGTAGCCATAAGTTATATCCTCCCCTTACGCTGCGTTATATTTAGCAGTAACCAAGGCTTCTGGCCTTAGTATTTTTCTGCCATATAGGTGCATACCACGAACAATGTCAGCAAAGCTGTCAGGGTCACGATAAGTTTCAGTCTTGCTGATTTGCTCCGCAGTTGCGACAGCAGAATCATGACCACCAACGATAACACCAAAGTTAGTAAGTTGGTTTGCAGTGCCTGATGTACCTGGACCTGTGCCTAGGGCAGGAAGGTTTGATGATACATATAGACGGAAACCATGAAAGTTATTGATAGTAAGACCGTTACGTAGTCCACCACTTTCACCGTAGTCTCCATTCATGAAGCGTGAGTCCTCATCAGAGAGTAGCTCCATAAACACTGGGTCAACAACAAGCCATCTACCTTGGGTATCAACTTGTTGTACGTCAAGCAATCGTTTCATTCTTGCAACAATCATTGCAGGTGAAACTGTAGCTGTTGGTAGAGATGTAGCACCTGGCATACGAGCAGTTACTGGGATTGAATGATCCCCTGCTGATGTTGTCGTAATGTTACCAAATGAATCTTTACGTAGCTTCATGCTTGTAAGCAACTCGTCTGAACCTGCAGAAGAAACAGACTTTGAACCATTTACTTGGTCATTTACTGTATCAGCTTTTGAGTGTAGACTTGATTGCTTAAAACCTGACAGATAGCCAAGAACTTCTTGGTCATACTGATCAGCTAGTCTGTAAGCTGCACGATCCGTTGCAAGTTGCATGAAGTTTACATGTGAGTGCGCTTCTTCGATATCGTCCATCTTAAAAGCATAGTAGTTGCTTTTATCTACGACTAACTGAAAATCGTCATCTTCAAGATCTTGTGCTGTGATGTTTGTACCACGAGCATAAGCTTGGACAGAAATTTCAGGTTCTTTAATAATACGCACAGTATCACCTTGTGCGCTAATCTCTCCGAAATAATCAGAGTTAGTTATGTCTCCTACAGTAGCAGCTTTACGGAAAGCAAGCTGTACTTTTTTGGAGTAGATTATTGGCGAAAAGTTACCGTTTGGTAAATTGCCATAACCTGTTGCGGTTTGAAAAGCCATGATTAAAATCCTCCATGATATTTGGCTTTGAGAATAAAGCTTAAACACCTGAAAGAGGCTGTACGTTTTCTAGGGTGCAGAGAGCATTCAGTTGCGCTACCGAATACTACTGGGCCTATACTTGGACAGGTAGTTCTTTGTAGTTTAGACTTTTGGGTTAAATGTATCTTTGAAGGTGGTCCTTACGGAGGCTTCAAGTCAGATACTGGTAGTTATATGCTTGACTTAATATATGTCAACCATTTATCTTGCAGAACCAGACATATCATAAACAAACTTGCCATTACGCATAGATTCGTTTATCTTGTCCTGCATTTCCTCAAACTCCTTACTAGACATTCTAGCTACATCAGACTCTTTTATTTGTCCTTGTACGCCTTTTGCGTCTACAGAAGTACGAGTTCCTTTAGCAACAGTAGATGCTGCAGCTTTTCTAGATTGTTTCTTAGCTGCTATAGTCATACCGTTGTCAATTTTAAATAAGTCAATCACACGTACAACTGACGCAGGATCATCCATATTTTCGTAGAGTGCATCCTTAACCCACTTGGGTTGTTCGTCTGCCCAGTTGTGAAACTGATCTGATTGTCTTAGCTCATCAAAGTCTTCGTGAGACTTGCGAATAACATTCTCTGACTTTATTCTTTGAGCTTCAGAGTGAGCCTCATCTAACTCTTGTAAACGTGACTCAGCCTTGTTGAACATCTCTTGAGCTTTCTTAGCTGCAATAGTTTCAACAATACCTGCTACGTCTGGGTACTCACTTGCCCACTTCTCTATGTCTTCATCAGACTTAGGAGGAACAATACCCTCACGTTTACTTTTGTTTTCTAGAGCGTCAAACTTTTCTTGCCACTCTTTTTCTTTAGAAGCTAAGTGTTTACGAATGTCACCGTAGCGTTTCTTAAAAGACTTTTCTTCAGCGTTTAACTCGCTGTCATCGTCTTCCTGTGCTTTGGTTTCCTCTGAGGTTTCTTCTTGTTGAGTATTACTCGTTGCTTGAACTTCGGAGTTCTCAGTACCATTGCTACTGGATTCCTGTTGTTCTTCCACTTCTTCACCACGAGCCTCTGCTTCTAGTCTAGCAATCTCAGCCTCTTCAGCTTCCATTTGCTTTTGTTTCTTAGCGTGGTTATATCCACGATCTACAAAACCTGCTGTTTTAGGTTTTTCCATTGTAGTTAGTTCAGGCATTTAAAGTTCTCCTTTATGTTGGGGCCAGGAACCATTCCTGGGTAGCCTTATTGTTATTGTTTACTTCTTGCCCTTTTTTTTCATTAGTCCACCTTTGTTCATCGGACCAGTAATATCTGAGCCACCTGGACCTGCACCTACATCAGATCCTGCTATCATTTGTGCACCAGAAAGTTTTCTAGCTGTGTCTGTGCTAATACCAGAAGCTTTAGCTTTTATTATTGCTTTTGCTCTACCTGACGATGTTCCTTTACTAGCTTGTTTTTTAGAAGCAGCTATGTTTGCTTTATTTTTTTGTTTTTTCGTTTGAACTAAAGGACTAGATGTAGAATCAGATTTTTTAGTCTTAAAGATTCTATCTACTATATTTTTATAATCCTTGTCTTTTTGTAATGCAGAAGCAGTTGAAGTTCCGTTTATTCCACCTTCAGGAACAAACTGTAAAGCTTTGTTGTTTTCTACTACTTTTCTTGCTTTTCCACGTAGTACTTCAGCTAACTTATCATTTCCTTCTGCTTCTGCAATAATAGCTAAAGCTCTTGTTCGTGCTACACTTTGGCCTAGTTTAATTATACCATCATCTTTTTTACCTAGATTTTCATCTGCCCATGCTACAGGGTCTGTAATATTTTCTGCCCAAGCATTAGGATCTGGTTTTGGTACAGGTGGTCGTATATTAACACCTCCTCCGTTTCCACCTATTGTTGGGGGAGTTACAGCTTTTGTTTTTGAGTATCCCTCTGTTATAAGCCTAGCTACTTCTGCTGTGTCTGCTTCACTTAGAGGCATGGTAAACATTCTTATTTCACCATTAGGACCATAGAGAGTCATACTCTCAGGAATTGCAGGTGTATCTGCAACTGGTGGTTGTTGCTGTGGTTGACCACCCATAAAACTGTAACCTGCTCCATAATTAAAAGGATCAAATGGATTTTGAGCATACATCATTTGATCTTGAGCAGGAGTAACAGGAGTAACTGGTCCTCCTGGTTGATAGCCTTGTACTTGACCACCACTAGCCATGCTTTGCATAGGCATCTGATTCTCTACAGGATTAGGATTGATGTTAGTTAAAGTTGTGTTTCTTTTTTCATCTATAGGAGCAGGTCTAGGTTGACTGTACAGTTGTTGTTGTTGGAGGTAAGGGTTTTGTACCTGACCACCTTCATTCATGTTAGCACCCATCATCTCTTGTATAGCTTGCATTTCTTGAGGGGATAACTCACTGTCGTTTATAGGACCACCTGCAGGTACAGGCTCTCCACCTATACGCCCATTGGCTTCCATATCAGCTAGACCCATCTTAGCTTGATCTCTTAGATCTTCAAAGAACTTGACACCGTAGTATCTGACAACATCAGCAGGAACGACATACTCACCCTCAGAGAGTTGTGCAGGAATATCATCTCGTACTTCTTCTGCGAGAGAGCCAGGTGGTACTTCGTTTCCTGATACTGGATCTACGTCCATACCATCATCTGCTATTCCACCTTCATCCATGAATGCCATCTTCATTTGATCGTCCATTACTTCACCGCCCTTGTTAAATGTTCTAATATTTTTATTGGCTGCTTTCCTATATTTATTGTAAGATTTACGTATAGCTTCTTCTTTTACAGCCCAATCTACTAAAGCTCTATCTAGTCCTTCATCAAATATATATTGAAAAGTTTCATTATCTGGTAATTGCTCAAAGGCTGTCATGGATCTGTCATCCCAAAGCATATTGTCCATCATACCTGGACCCATTTTATTTAATATGCCTCTTTGATTTGATATACTTTCTGCTGCTTCTTCTATTGTGTCAAACCTAACAGTAGCTTCTACCGCATCTTTATAAGCATCCAAACTTACAACACCTTTATCTGATGTTTTTAATTTGTATTTTAATGCTTCTGCTATTACAGGTATTCTAGCATCAATAGCATCTTGTACTCTCTTTTCTGCTGCTTCTACAGCTTTCTGACCGCCTCCTGCTGCCAAAACACTTTTTTCTACATTAGCTAGTTCTGCAACTTGGGAGTCTGTAAGATTTAATCTACCCCAATCAAAATCATCCCGATACATATCATCTAATTTAAAAGGTTTTGTTTTTTTAGGTTTTATCCTAATAGATCCTGCACCAAATGATGACATTGCTGTAGGATCTATCTCGTACTGTTTTACTTTATCAGCTAGAGCCTTGATACCTTTGGCTCCGTATTTACCTGCAACACCACCCATAAGAAGTAGACCACCC